TATTGCCAGTCTGCTAGGCGACTGGTTGCTAAATGAGGCACGAGAACGGGGAACCCCGCAAACGGTTATAAGCGTGGCGCACAAATTGGATTTGGCTACAGCGCTGTTTAATTATTTGGCGCCGATACTCGAAGTTAAATGCGGGGCCGAAGTTTCATGGAGTTATGGCCGGCAAAAACTTACTATGCCTGATGGCAGCGTGTGGCATGTTAGGGCTGCTACCCCGGGCGCTGGTCACGGTTACAGCGTAGATTTGCTAATAGTAGATGAGGCTTGGGCTGTTAGTACTGAGGCGTTAGATCAAGGCCTATTGCCTACCCAGCGCGCACGCAAAAACCCTTTGTGCAGTATGTGGAGTACAGCGGGCGATAGTAGCAGCGTGGCCATGTTGCGTTGGCGTGAACAGGGTTTAAGAACTATTGACGAAGGCAAACCCGGCAGCCTGTACTTTGCTGAGTGGTCACCTGACCCCGCCAAAATGGATTTGATGACGCCTGCCGCGTGGGCTATGGCTAACCCAGCGTTGGGTTACACCCTTGATATGGAAGTGATAGCGGCTGAGGCTGAAGCCCCAAACCGTAACGCGTTTCTACGATCGTCGGTTAATACGTGGACTGCAGCCGCCGCTGGCTGGTTAGAACCCGGGCAGTTTGCGGCCTGCCAAACTGACGCTGTAGCCCCACCGGGCGGAGTTTTAGCGATCGAGGTAGGCGAGGATAGCGGCCACTTTTACGGCGTGCGGGCTGTCATATCAGGCACAAAAACGCACGTGGTAACCGCGTTTGTCGCTGACACTATGGCCGAAATGTGGCGGCATGTTGAGGCCGAAATAGTTAAAGCCCCAAACCTGAAACTGGCTATAGTGCCGTCGCTGGAAGTTCACTGCCCGCCGCACCTATCGAGACGGGCAACCATTGTTGGTTACCGTGAACTAAACCGCTGGACTGCTGCCGCGCGTTCGATCATTGTTGAGGGCCGCCTATTGCATAACGGCGAACACCTACTAACCGAACACGTCGAAAAAGCGGTACTGGTTAAACACAATGGCAACATCGTTATAAGTTCGCAACGATCGCCCGGGCCTATCTCTATGGCCCGCTGTTTAGTGTTTGCTGTTGCCTTAGCCGGCAAACCTGCCGCTATGGGCAAACCCATAATAGTTAGCGCTGCTGGCTAGTATTGGTTCGGCACTGGCTGGAAGTACCTAATCTTTTCGTCGGGAACTGATCGGGCCTAGTCAGTGCCACCAAACTTTTACTAGATATGGCAAACTAAACCTATGGGCCTTTTTACACGTGCTACCGCTGACAGCCGCGAACCTGTAGTAAAGGCCGCCGCCGGCAGCAACGTTGGCATGTCGCAACTCGATAACTTTTATGCGTTTACGCAAGGCAATAATCGCCAACGCGCTATGAGTGTGCCAGCCATTACCCGGGCGCGCGATCTGTTGGCAAGTGTTATTGGTTGCACGCCACTAAAAATGTATAACGAAATGTGGAACGGCGAGGAAATGGAAGAGGTCGATATAGCGCCGCGTAGTTGGCTACGTCGCTTAGACCCATCACTACCAAACAGCACGACGTTTGCATGGTTATTTGACGATCTTTTTTTCACGCAGCGGGCTTTTTTGGCAATCACAAAGAGGAGTGCTGACGGGTTTCCTATGGCGTTTCAGCGTATGCCTAGCGCCATGGTTTTAACCCAAGATCAGGCAGGGCCAGTTTTTTTTGCACCGTCTAAACAAATAATGTTTAGCGGTTTACCAGTAGACCATAGAGACGTCGTGCAATTTATAAGCCCTATACAAGGTTTGTTATTTACTAGCCCTAACGCTGTTTTAACTTCGCTTAAATTAGAAGCCAGCCGCATGAGGTCAGCGATGAACTCGCTACCGAATGGCGTTTTGAGGCAGGTCGGCGGCGAACCGTTAAGCGGTGAGGAATTGCAACAACTGTCGCAAAGTTTCGAGGCCGCAAGACTTACAAACACTGTTGCCGCATTAAATGAGTTTGTGACCTACACCGAAACCACTACAGACCCCAGTAAACAAATGCTGGTTGAGGCCTCAGAATATCAGGCGCTAGAAATAGCCCGGCTAGCAAACTGCCCGCCATATTTGTTAGGCGTAGCAACTGGTAGTTACTCATACCAAAACAGCACCCAAGCGCGGCAGGATTTATATATGTTTGGCGCCAAATTGTTTATGGACTGCATAGCCGAAACGCTAAGCGCTGACAACGTGCTACCGCGCGGCACCTACGTAAAGTTTGACATAGAGGACTACCTCAGCGAAAACTATTTAATGGAAAAAGAAAACGACAAATACGACACTGCCGAAACTGGAGTAATGCCCAATGCTTAAATTAACCCAACAAGAATTAACACTCGACGCAGCCGGCCCCGACGGCATGCCACGCCGAACACTCGCGGGCCTTGCCTTGCCGTACAACGTGCAGGCCACGGTAAGCGACGGCACTAAAGTTATGTTTATGCCGGGCAGCCTTGACGCTGGCGGCAAAAAACCTAAACTGTATATGGGCCATGACGCCTCTCAGGCCGTAGGTTTGGTAACCGCGATGGTAGACACCCCGAGCGGAATGATGTACGAAGCCCGCATAAGCGAAACCACGCTAGGCAACGAAGCGCTAGTACTGGCCGCTGACGGAGTTTTAGACGCAGTATCCGTAGGCGTAAACCCCACAAAGTTTAGTTACGACGAAAACGGCGTAATGGTGATCGAGGCTGCCCAGTGGCAAGAATTAAGCCTTGTGCCGTTCGGTGCGTTTGCTGGCGCGTCAGTAGATCGAGTAGCCGCAAGTATCCACCAACAGCCCGACGAAGTAGAGTTAAATGATAAACAGGAACCCGTAGAGGAGAATAACGAAATGTCAAACCCAGTAGAAACCCCAGCAGTTATCGAAGCCGCACCAATGGCCCAGCCATTGTACGCGCAGCCACGCAACTTTAAGTTGCCAACTGCTAGCGAGTTTATCGCAGCAACATTCCAAGGCGGCGGCGTACTTGCCGAAATGAACGCACGTATTCAGGCAGCAGCGCCAAACATTACAACCGCAGACACCCCGGGTATTTTGCCTGAGATCATTACCGGCAGCGTTTACGACGGACTAAACCCTATTCGCCCGTTCGTTTCTGCAATCGGTGCTAAGGCCATGCCACAAAGCGGCGCAACATTCCGCCGCCCAGTTATCACGGTACGCCCAACAGTTACCCAACAGCCAACAGGCCAACTAAACCAACTTGACCCAAGCACAGTTACCGTTGCTAATAACAACGTAAACAAATTGACGTTCGGAACGTTCGTAACAATGTCGGAACAAGATTTGGACTGGAGTGACCCAGCCTCGATTAACATTGTTTTAGATCAGTTGGCTATCGCTTACGGTCAAGCAACCGACAACTACGCAGTAGATACTTGCCATGCAGCAATTACACAAACTTCATCAGTAGCCGACACCTCAGACCCTGAGGACTGGATCGCCGCAATTTACGAGGGCGCCCGTCAGATCAGCGCAAACAGCAACTACCTACCTACCCACATGGTGGTTACACCGGGTACGTGGGCAGCGTTAGGTTCATTGGTGGACAGCACCAAGCGACCAGTATTCCCACAGATCGGCGCTATGAACGCACCGGGCGAACTGTCAGCCAACTCATGGAACGGTAACCCGCTAGGTTTGGTACTTGTCGTAGACAAAAACACACCGGGTTCGTTCATGGGTCACGCAGCAGGCCCAGCAGCAGGGTTCGAGTTCTACGAACAGCAAAAAGGCGCTATCTCGGTAGACGTACCAAGCACACTTGGCCGCACAATTGCCTACCGTGGCTATGCAGCCGCGTTCATGGCAGACGCAACCAAGTTCGTTAAGTTCGTCTGATAACCGAAAGGTAGGCCAGTTATGGCCGTCTACTCGGTCACCCATAAACAGTTACTGGATAACTACGCAGTACTGCAAACCCTCACGCCAAACGATTTAGTAGTAGGCGGAAGTTTTACAGTTGCAACAGTTGGCGTACCTTTTAACGGCACGTTTACAGTTCGCGCTATACCTGAGTATTTGTTTATTGGCGTAGATGAGTACGGTGATTTACTTTACGATTACGAAGTACCGGTACCTAATCAGGTTCTCTATTCATGCACGGGTAGCAACGTACAACGCAGCGCTGCCAGCGGCACAATTACGTTTACCGAAACTTGCACGTGGATTACGGCCACGCAAATTGAGGACTGGTTAGGTATTGGTACAGCCTCGGCACTTGATACGACATTCTTAACCCAATGCGCGTTAGCAGCGAACAGCCTTGCGTTTACTCGACGCCAAGAGGCAGGCTACATAGACAGCCTTACCACGTCGCCCAATGGGCAAGTAACCCTTGGCACCATTTCTTTAGGCGGTTTCTTTTACAGGCAGCGCGGCGCGGTAACAGACTTTGCAGCGTTTGACGGTATGGCCGCTGGCAGTTCGGTAGGCCTCAGCCCGGCTATTAAAATGCTGTTGGGTATTCCACGGCCACAGGTTGCCTAATGCCTGTTGCCTATACAGACCTGTTTAATGAGGCGCTAGACGATCTAGCAGCCACGCTAACGACGGTTACAGGGCTGCAGGTAGTAACAGACCCCCGAAACCTTGTGCCGCCTTGTGCGTTCATAGACGCGCCTAGTTTTGTGGTTTATGGCGGTGGCGGAAACATAGTGCAACTGACCTACACGGTGCGCCTAATAACCCTTGGCCCGGGCAACCTTGACGCCCAGCGAAACCTTATGCACCTAGCCAGTTTAGTGGTAGGTAAAAACGTCGCTGTAACTGGCGGGCGCCCTACTATTGCTGTTATAGGTGGGGCCGAAATGCCCGCCTACGATTTAACTATAGAAATGCAAGCCCAAACCAGTTAGGAAACCCAATGCCTTACAAAATTATTAGCCCACGCTTAGGCGAACCCGGCACAGAATACGACGCCGACAATGCAATTGCCAACGGCATAAACGTAGCGGCCCTAGTCGAAGGCGGATTTTTAGAACAATCCACAAATGAAACCGCAAAACCTGCTAAAACTAATAGCAAGAACACACCAAAGGACTAACCACTATGCCTACCTCAACTTACCTAAGCAACCCAAACGTAACCGTGAACTCAGTTTCTTTGCAAGATCAGTGCCAAGGTTTGGTTTTTACCCGCACTATTGAGGCGCTGGAAAGTACCGCGTTTGGCACCACGTCACGCAGTTACACTGCAGGCCTCGAAAACTCCACGCTGCAACTTGACCTATACGCGTCGTTTGCCACCAGCGAAACTTACGCCACGCTTAAAGCATTGGTAGGAACTACTACAACTGTTTCGTGGTCACCGTCAGCAACCAGCCCCGGTACCGCAACCAACCCAACCATGACCCTTACAGGCGCATACTTGGAAGCAATCCCGTACACGTTGGCATTGGGCGCACTTGGCACCGTAAGCATTACTTTTACGGGCGGGGTTTACTCAGTAGTCGAAGTTTAATTAGCGCCGGCAACGGCCCGACACAAAGGCAGGCACAATGCAATTAACACTTAAAGTATCTTTACCCGACAACGCGTACGAAGTAACTACAAACCTATTTACTGTTGTCGCGTGGGAACGCCGTTTTAAGCGTAAAGCCTCAGACATGGCTACTGGTATTGGTATCGAGGATTTAGCCTATTTGGCTTGGGAAGCAAGCAAGCACCACAAAGTGGTAGTACCGGGCGACTTTGACGCGTTCATTAAGCAACTGGTAAATATCGAAGTTGTAGAGGCGGTAGACCCCAGCCCTTTTACCCCGGCACCTACCGAAGGCAACTAGCAGAACTGCTAATAACCGTTGGTTGGTGGCCACCGCAAATCGAGTTTGACACTAAAGACCTAGCCACTGTTGTAAAGTGCTTAGAGGAACGCAACAGAAGGTAACGCCGTGGCCGCAAACGTATTGGAAATTAAAGGTATCCAAGAAACCTTAAAACTGCTTAACGAAATTGACCCCAAGTACAGGCGCCAAGTTACTAAACAAATACAACGCGCGGGCGAAGTCATATTAAGCGAAGCCCGCCAAATGGTGGCCAGTTACGACAACAGCAAAGGCAACGGGGCGCCACTGTCGGGCATGGTGCGCGGCAACCTTATTCGAGGCCGTGAAACCAGTTACCGTACCGACGCCGTGCAAAAAGGGTTTAAGATCAAAACGGGCGTACGGGGCAGCAAAGAACGCTACGTAAACTTTACGCGCACTGACGATCGCGGGTCATCGTTTACCCAGCAGGTAGTTTACGGCGCTAAGCCTTACCGCCTAATGACCGTGCAAAGCCTCGACGCGGCAGGCGCTATTTATGACCATGCCGGGCGTAATACCAGCAGCCAATTTGTTAGCAACCTAAACATAGAGGTAGGCCAACAGCCGCGCGTTATTGACGTAGCAGTAGACAAAAACAGGCCAGCAGTTCAGGCCGAAGTTTTAAGCGTCATAACCGAAGTAATGAAACGCACAAATAGGCAGTTAAAGGTTAGATAATGGCAAT